GTATCAGACCAAGTAACAACTGTATTACTAAAGTCATTTTGGTTAAATGTAATTTCTGAAGGAAAAGCAGTCTTCATCTTAACACCCTTACCATTAGGGTCAGAAGACATTAAGAATATTCCACTTTGTCCGTCTAAACTAGTCCTTGTACCAAATACTTTTAATTCATTTAATGTTTTAAATGTATATCCTATATCATTTGCAAATATAGTAGTTGCGTATTTGTTAAGTGTTCCCCAACGAGGTCCTGCATATGCGTGACCTGATTTAACAAGTTGACCACTTATACTTGACCTTTTTCTACTTAAATAATCAAAGTCTATTCCAGCAGCTGTTAAAGTTACATCCCTTTGATTAGCTGCAAAATGTTCATTTGTTTGTGGGTCTTGGTCAATTAATCCTGATTCAAGAGCATTTGCTCTTAAAGATGTTCCATCACTATCTGTTCCTAATCTTCTACCAAATATCGTAGAGAATAAAGTATTAAGAATTGCAATTAATGGTATTTCAACTTCACTTCTACCAGAAACAGCACCAACCATAGGTAATGATCCTCTTGCGTCTACTCTATTTGTAATATCTACTTGACCTGTAAAATAAAAACCTGCTGTATGCATTGTCTTTTTAAATGCATCCCGCCATACTGCAATAGAACTAGCAACTTTCAATACATAAGAAAAATCTTGATAGTATTTACTATCTTGTACTTTCATTGTTATTTCAGAAAGTTTACCATCTTCATTAATAAATTGTCCATCTGTATCTGCAACTGAAACTACATTAACTGTTGCTGTTGTAGGATCAATTTTTGCAATGGTTCCTGAACCACCTGAATCTGCTGATAATGCTTGACCTTCTGTAAATGTTCCTGTAATATCTTTTAATCTTAATACATTTGTATTAGAGTTATAGGCAACAATTGTTCCTTGTCCACTAGATGTTGTACAAGATGATCCTATTGTAAAGTTTCCTGTTGCATTTGATAATATAGCACTATTATAAAATTCTAATACTGGAGGAGTAGGAGCGTCTTGATAATTTTTTCCTAATTCAACTGTTTTTAATTTAGTAATTCTTCCAATTTCGTTACCCCACGCATTTACGGTTCCAGTTGAACCTGTTGATGAGTTTATAGTTACAGTAGGTAAAGAAGTATATCCTGTACCACCATAAGTTAAAAATATTTTTTCAATTGTTCCATTGCCTGTATCTTTCTCTTGCATAATACTATTACCAAAATATTGGTCACCTGCATTAGTACCATCTTCTAAAACTATTTGGTCAGAATCTTCAGCTGCAATACCACCATTAATAACTCTTATAAATCCAGCGGCGTCTTTTCCACTTGTTCCACTATTATCAAATACTAATTCATCTCCAACTGAATAGTTTGCGCCTTTGTTTGTAATTACAATTTCTGTTAATGCGCCTGAACCAATTTCATCAATATTAAATATAGCACCAATACCACCTGCAACAACTTTAACTGTATCAGTTGTTTCATTTAATGTTCCGTCATTTGAAATTACTTTTGTTCCTGGAATTCCTGTTACAGTTGCTTTAATATAAAAATTGTCTTCATCTGAAGCAGTACCTACTATTTGTTCACCAATTTGAAATGTACCTTGCATAGAATCATTATTTAAAATAAATTCTGTAACTGTATCTGCACCTACTTGATACTTATTAACATTTTCAATAATTGCATAGGCATTACTAGTTGAACCTGATATTGTTCTTCCTACTAATTGTGCTGTATCACCACTATCACCAATTGCTCTTAAAACTTTTAATGTATCATACTTACCATCTGATACTCTTAATAATTGTTCTCTAGGATAAAATGTTTGTGATTCTTCATTAAATAATACTCTAAAAAATATTTCGTGACCTCTATTTGTTCCTTTAGAACGATAAAGAGATTTAATATTTTTTATAAGACTTCTTTTATTAACATTGTTTGCTAATTTATCTGGTAGTGTTGCAAGAAATTCATCTCTAAAATTTGATAAGAAATTACTAATTACTCCGTCTGGGTCTCTAAAGTTAACTAGGTCAGCAATATTATTTACAGGATTAGGTTTATAATTATCTATTGTTGCATATGCATTTGTGGTAGCACCTACAACTATTTCACCAGTTATAAATGAACTGTTTGCACTTATGAATAAACGTCCATTATCTAAATCTTCTGCTAATAAAACAGCAGTTGCATTAGAAGTTTGTCCTGTAACTGTTTCACCTCTTTCAAATTTTCCATATTCAGTACCAGAATAAGTTTCAAAAATAATTTTATCACCTGCGTCTAGTGATGTTCTTGCACTACCTAAAGCACTTGCGTTTAGTACTAAATTATTTGCTTGATTTGTTTCTGTTTCTAGTAAGATACCTTCTGTTGATTTAACAGAAGTTACTGATAACTCAGCGGACTCTAGTAATTGGTAATAGACTTTAAGAAATTCTGCAAACTTTGGATGTTCACTAACTATAAATTCAGGTAGTTGTCCCGAAAGTATTGTTGAAATCTTATCATTAAACTTTGCCATTATTCATTAGTAACTGGAAGTAGTTGTGTATCCTACACCTGCCTCAGCACTTCCTCCTACAAAACTATCAGCTGTAACTGTTATATTTGAATTTGCAATATCCATTTCAACAATTTGGTCTCTAACTGGAACAACATCATTAGAACTTGGTACTACAGTTAATCTTATTACTGTTGAAGCTACACCATCTATATTTGATATACTAGCAATGTTCATTGAATTAAGTGTTATTGCACCTGTTGAATAATTAATTGTACCTTGTGTTGAATTTAAATAATTTTTTACACCACTTGACATATAATATAATCTTACATTTCCTGCGCCATCATCATCAAAAAAGCATTCGTTAGCATTACCTTCTATTCTAAATCCTGATGAACTTAATATTCCACCTGAACTTGACATATGACCAGAATGTGGATTATATAATGCATTTCTAAAATATATATTATATTTTGCTGATGTACTCATTAATGGTTGGAAATCTTTTCTAATTTTAACAGTTGTAATGTTTGATAAAATACTATCATCAGCACTATCAATCAAACCTGTAACTTTTGAATATCTGAATACTGAATCAAACTTTTGTAAAGTAGAAGCATTATAAGTTGTTAACTTATCAATAATATCTGCTTTCAAAGTAGCAGCAGTTTTTGCTGTTGCCTTTGCGTCATACTTAACATTTGAAACAATTAATACAGAAGTTGTTTCTGGATCTTTTATAACTGGTCTTACTGAAGCAACGTTATATGGTTTTAATTGAGTTACAATATCTGCTTTTGATGTATCTGATAATACTGTTCCTGATTTTGCTTTAATTGAAATATTTACAACACCGTATTGTGGAGTTTCATCATCTTCACCACCCCACGCACTTACTGAATTTGCATTTGGATAAATTGATTTAACTAAAGTTTCATAATCAGTTGCTGTAACTGCTCTATCTTGAGCTGCATATTGTAAAGGTGCATTAAATTTTATTGATTGATTTGTTTCTGCAATTGCACCACCTTGAGAATTAGAATCAGTTGTTATAGTTACATTTGTAAATCCACCAATGTTTCCTGATAATGAAAATTTTGAAGCACCATTTGAACTTGAAGTATTAGTTACAATGTATTCTAATATAACAATATTACCGTCTTCTAATTTAGTACCTACAATACCATCGCCAAAATAAATTTCGTATTGACCATCTTGACCTTCTTGTATAAAATAAACTTTTGAATCACTTGATACACTATTATAACCACCTGCTAAAGAATAAACTGATTGTGTTGTATCTGTAGAACTATTTTGAACGGTAACTTTTAAAGTTGAAGTATCTGCAAAAGAACTAGGTATAACAAATTTTTGGTCTTTATCATTTACATCATTAGTATATTTAAATGTAACCAATGTTCCTTCATAAACAGTTACATCTTCAAATTTATAAATTCCATTTACTGGTGAAATTGTTGTATCTGCATTAGTTACATATTGATAATCTGTTTTATCAACTGTAGTTGTGAAAACTGTTCCCTTCTGCATAGTTACGGATGAACCTGTTGCGTTGTTAACAACAACATCAATAACTGCTCTTGGTGTTCTAGGAGATGTAGGAGTATATCCTAACATCTTTGCTAATGAAACAATATTTTTTCTAATATCAGCACTATCCAAATACATTTCATTAGTTGACATATTAGCAATGTATGACAAGTAATGGGTATTGTAAGATAATACATCTAATAAAATAGATAAACCAGCACCATCAAAATCATAATCTTGAAATTGTGTTTGACTTTGTAAGAAAGTTTTTAGATTAACTTTTATTTTATCAAAATCTAATTCTGATACTTCTAATTTATGTTGTGCCATTTTATCTTAACCTTTGTAAACTCATTGAAACTGTTTGTGGACTTGGTGTACCTATGATATTAAAATAAACATCTATACGTAATCTATTGCCGTCTATATCATTAGAAGCTAATCTACCAGCGTCCACTATTTCACTAGCCTCTCCATCTTCAAAATCATCTCCATTTATAACAATACCTGTTAAATCTATTCTAGGTTCGTGATTTTTTAAAACTTCTTCTATTTTTCTTTTGATATATACTGAAATTACTGGTGAGTAATTTTCAAACAATAATTCTCTTATACCACATCCTAATTCTGGATGGAAAGGTCTTTCATAGAAATTTGTTTGTATTAAGTTTTTAACAGACCTTTTTATTGCTATTGCGTCTTCAACCACATTAATATCATTAGTAACTGGATGTCTATCAAAGTTTAAATCTATATCTCTAAACTTCCTAGATTGCCTTTTACTAGAACTTTTAACTTCTGGAGTATAATCGCCTAAAAATGCTTGGTTGTTTTGTGCCATAACTGTAATATTTATAACAGTTATCCCGCTCTTACTGTAGGAGAACCCTCAATCATTTCTCCCATATCATAAGAATCTGTTACTCTTGCAACTAATTTTCCCATAACTCTAACATTCCTCTTGGATCCCATATTAACTTTACCCATATGTGGAATGCACGGTGGTATTAGTGATGGTATGGTATGTGGTCTTGTAGGATCACCTTTTCTAGCAACAGGTTTATTGTTTGCTCTAACTTTATTTTGTGTTGCTTGTACACCTATTACAGGATCACAACCGTGACCAGTTGCTCCTAAATCGTAATCTCTACAAAGTTTTGGCATTATGCAATTATCCAAATAACTACGATAACTACTATAGCCCAATTTGGTACTGAACTTTTAGTAAACCATTCTTTTACTTTTTTTGTGTCTATTGGTTCTATCATTTTACCTCTATTTTTCCTCCAGCTGTTTCTATATCTTTTTTAATCTTATCTGCTTCTTCTTTTTGTTGGTCTTCTGCAATTACAGAAGGAACGCCTTCAACAAAATTCTTTGCTTCAAGTAATCCCATATCTTTAAATGCTCTAACTGCCTTAATAACACCTATTTTCTTACCTGCGTCAAATCCTGTTAACGTAACTTTGAATAAAGAGTCTTCTTTTTCTTGTACAGGTGCAGGAGCACTTCCTTGTATAGCCGCTAAATCTATACCCCAAGTTTTCTCTAATTTTTTTGCTAATTCACCCGCTTCAACTACTGTTAATTTACCTAACTCTTCAC